ATCATAACGATTGAAGATTTAGTTTCTGATATTTGTAAAAAGTTAGATCAATCCGGAAGGAAGAATTTTGCAGAGAGATTAGTTAGTGATTACGAATTTGTAGAAGTTGATATTTCACAAAGGAAGAAATCGCTTAAGGAAATAGCAAAAGATGCTGTGGAAGAGGAAAAACCCAATTCTATTCTTAATTGGTTTTCTTCTGCCCTCACTGTTGAAGAAGCAGATGTAGCTGATGAGAGTATATCTTTATATGAAATCGAAGACTTTGCTGAACTCCAGATGTTTTCTTTAGACGAAGTTAGAGCCGTTCCAAAGCCCGAAAGAGCTATTTGGGGCCCTTTGAAGTCTAGAGATATTCATTTAGGATATAGGCCTTTTGCGTCGAGAAGTATTTTCTCGTCCTTATTTGCCCAACCGTCTGAGTATACCTATGCCCTAGGAGATATAATTCCATTAGGCCAAACCTATATGAGAGACCTATGTACAGACATTTTAGATATGTCTGCATGGGGTTATCCAGGTTTGGGTTTGATTGAAGATACGCTTTTGGTATCCAAACAAGTTCCAAAGAAAGCTAATGATTGGATTGGTAGACTTACTAAAGCTGGACTCGGAGGTATTCATCTTAGAATATGGGATGCTACATTGAGACACCTGAGAAATACAGGTGTTGATGTAGTATCTTACAAGCATGCAAATGGTGGCTATAAAATAGCTACCGGTGCTATCTCAGATGCCCCTCTTATAACAGACATACAGCAGTACAAATCCCCTCAATCCCTTACCTTAGATTATATCACAGCTTTTAGAGTTCGTGCTTTGGTCTATTGGGGTTGGGATCTTCAATTAGAATCGTTGATATTGATAGCTTCTTTGTTGCTTCTTTTGACAGCAATATTGATAGCTGCATGTTCAGCAATTGGAATGAAGACCCCAGCAGGTTTCCAGACTCCTAAGAAAGATATGGATAGAATCGATATCTCTTGCGGTGGTACCTCAGCGCGAGAGAAAAGAGAAGGTAGAATGGCTAAAGAAGGTCATTTCGCAGAATTGCAAGCAGGCAATGTTGTGAGACAGGCTGCTACAATAG